CTATTTACTATAGGCTTTGATTGGGTAATGATCTGAAAAATCATTGTAAACGTAGTAATATGGGAACGCATATACATCCCATGGCTTAGGTTTTTCAGTCACAACTTCATTGACTAATTGTTTTGGTTGTTTATGATCTTTATCTGTAAATATATAGTCTAAATGTTCTGGTTTACCATTAGGGTAATTATATTTCGCAATTGAATTTGATTGAGGGTCCCATGTGCTATTATGACCTGCATATAGAACATCATTTACATTCAAGTTTTTAAGCATATCTTTGAACTCTGGAGTGCCTTTATTGACATTAAGGTCGCCACCTATATATACCGTTTCATCTTTAGGGATATTTTTCTTTTTAACAAAGTCACTGATTTCTTTCATTTGTTCAGCTCTAATTTTTCGATCATGTCCAGCACCACAACGTGAATCTTCAGATTGTGTATGTGTACCGATAACGTGAACGTTCTTACCATTTTTCTCTATTTTTGTATAAACAAAGCCTTTGTTGCTATCATTATCGAATCCACAACCGCTTTTGAAAACATGCTGGATTTTTTCTTTAATAGGATATTTACTTACAATCGCTACGCCACCATCTTCTGCAACAGTTGATGAGTAGCTACCTTCAGTTTTGTCCCACCCTGATTGAGAACGGCCGAGTACAGGTGTTTGATAAGGATATTCTTTTTTCACATTACTTAATAATTTGTCTGATGCACCATTATCAAATGCTTCATTGAATATTACGACATCATTATTTTTAATATAAGAAGATTGTCCGATTAAATCAGCGCGTTTATATTGCCCCCAGTTTGGATACATAGAAACCTTGTAACAACAGTATTTATTGGGTTTGGAGTCCTTAATGGGTCCCTAAATTACATACTTTCTAAAATTTTAGTTGTTTTTTTGTCCTCTTCATTAAATTTTTCTTCTAACAAATGAGAATACACAGATGTAGTTATTGCTATATTTTTATGACCTAATCTTTTAGAAATGTAATGTATAGATACACCTTTTGCTAGTAAATAAGAACAATGAGTGTGTCTTAATGCGTGCGATGTAATAATTGGTATATTATTGACTCTACAGGCTGATTTCAAAGCATTATTGATAGCATGAAGGTTAATTATAGATCCGCCTTCTTTGAAAATGTAACCATCATAGCTAATTGCAAATGTACTTATGACGTCCATAATGTGTTTCATATCAGATTTAGCGATACTGATATATCTAGGGGAAGTATTGGTTTTTCGCTCGTCAATAAATATAGTGTTTTTCACTTGGTTGATATGCTCAATCTTTATATTTCTTGCACCACTGACACGACAACCCGTACAAATCATTATGAATAGCGCTAATGATGAACGAGTTCTCTTCTTTCTGACGTGATCTTTTAGTATTTCATATTCAGTTACCGAGATGAATTTTTCTTGTTCTGACTTCGTAGGTTTTCCGGCTTTATAATTAACTTTATAAGCGGGGTTTTTAAAAATAAGTCCATCATATAATGCGTCATCTAAAGCTGACCGAATAGCACCGTTTGTTTTTCTTATAGTTTCTTTTGCGTGTTCTTTTGAATAGTCGTTTATGAATTTCTGATAAACTTGTCTATTTATCTTTGATAACTCCATTTTACCTATTTTATGTTTTTGTATATGTTGTAATGCATTTCTATAATGACGGTAGGTATTTTCTTTAACAACAGGTTGTTTATATGTTTTAATCCAATTTTCGAAGTATTCTTCAAGAGTTATATAGTTATCTATATTAAAACCACTTCTTAACTCATTTAACTTGTCTAGTCCAGCAGAATTAGCTTCACGCTTTGTTCTAAAACCTTTCTTACGGTATCTTTTTCCTTCATGCTTAAATTCATATTGCCATTTTTTACCATCGTAACAACGTGTTTTCATGCGTTCCCTCCTCAAAATTGGCAAAAAATAATAAGGGTAGGCGGGCTACCCTGTGGAATCAATTATCATTATTTATAATTTCAGAAACTCTATCATTGTATTCTCTTTGTGACAGACCATGATAGTCTTTTTGCATTGAAAGCTCTTCAATTTGTTTTTGAGCCTGCTCAGACATACCCTCTGTAGAAAAATCAGTGGGAGGCATATTATTTAAATCAACTTTTTGCTTTTTGTTTTGTTGAACTTGGACATTTTGCTGAGGAACACTATTTTGTGGTATCTGTTGTTGCGGTTGTTGAACCGATTGCTCTTGTGATTGGGGTTGTTCAACGGTTTGATTGTCTGGTTGTTGTTGTGTTGCAACTTCTTTTTCCTTATCTTTTTTCGATTTATTTTCCTTTTCCTTCTCAATTTTCTTTTCTTTTGATTTAACTTCTTTTTTAGATTCTTCCTGATTCTCATCATTTCCACATGCACTTAACACTAACGTGCTCACTAATAATAAACCTAACAATCTTTTCATTCTCATTTCTCCTTTGCTTACTTTTTATATTAAAACTCCATATAGGCGCTATTAATCAATACGTTTTCACACTAGTAGGCGTTTTTTTGTTTAGTAAAATCATAATGAATCTTCTTTGGTTAACTTATCGCCATCTAATTTTTGTGAAATAAATTCCAAGTATTTACGCGCATTATGTGACGATAAATCTTTAGGTAACTCATAAGTGAATGGTTGATTACCACTAGTTAAAACTTCGTATATTACAGTTTCTCTTTTTATTTTGCAATTAGTTATTTTCATTATAAACTTCCTTTCAAACACTGCTGAAATAGACGTCTTTTTTAAATAAGCATAATTAATACTTCAATTCTTTAATCCACATATATTTAAAAGTGAGGTAGTAGGTAATAAATATAAGACTTAAAGTTAAGATTGCTTTTTTCATGTTTCATAATTAAAACCTCTGTAAATTTAAGGTTAGTATTATGAAATAATGGATTGGTTTATTCTTTAGTACTAACTTCGTAGTAAATTATATAGTTCGCTAAATTGTATTTATCTACTATATTTTTGGAATAAACAATTTCCTTTTCTTTCTTCAGTAAATTATAAAAATCTACATCATTTTCGTTAGCTGATTCTATTTTGGTGATATCAGATTGTCTAACGATTCTTTTAGATCTGTCAAGGTATATAAATTTCCCTGATTTAGAATTAGTCTTTTTATTCACACCGACGTAAATTGAAAGTAATATACTTTTTCCAAAAACAGCATCACTGTGATTATGGTTTTCATCTTCTATAACTAAGAATACATGCTTTTTTGTAAAAATTTTTTTGATCATCGTTATTATTCCTTTATTAAATTTATTAAGTCTTCTTCATTTAAAAATTGAATTTTTGCACCATTTCCAACATATTCTCGAGCTTTTCGTTGTTTTGAAACTAGTCCGTTCACATCTTTATATTTATCATCTTGAACACCTTCGACTAAAATATCTGTTTTTGCAGTTACGTCACTTCTGATATAAGCTCCTTTCTTTCTAGTTAATATCATTAAATCTTGTTTTTCAGTGTCAAAATTACCTGTAAAAACAACATTTTTATCTTTTAAAATAGGGATTACACTTTCCACTTCTATTTTATTAATCTCAGATATTTTCATATGAATTTTTTGAAATCCTGAATCGAAAAGTTTAGTTGGAGAGTTAGAATATTTGCTAAATCTAATGTATTGCTTAGGCATATAATGTATTAATTTTAATACACTATAATGCTGATTGTTTTTAGCGAGTGATATCAACATCTTCGATAAAGCTAGCACGTCAAATTTAGCAGAATGTAATTTTTCTTTATCGATATCATATAAGCTACACAAATTTTCTAATTTAAAACTAGAGATTGCGTGGAAGCTTCTAAAGATATTTATACTATCGACATACATGAAGTTTGGAACAGGTAAGTCATAATAATTATTAGTATTTTTTAATACTGAAATATCAAAAAGTGCATTATGAGCAATAATTAAATGTGATTCTTTTAAAAGATAGAGAATTTCTTGGTAAATATCTGGATATTTAGGTGCTTTTAATATGACATCTTCAGGTATTTTATGTATTTTAGCGTTTTTCAAGTTATATCTATTATTAGGAGGATTAATATAAGATGAATAAACTTTTACTATTGATAAATCCTTAATTAAAGATACAGCAACTTCGCAAGGGCTGTTCATATGTTCATTCATAGTTTCAAAGTCTAAGACTGCAATATCATATTTTTTCATTTGCAAGTGCTCCTTTTATAAAATAACTTTTCCAATTAACCTCACACTTTCATTTCTATAAAAGTGTAGATCGTCGTAATCTTTATTTAGTGAAACTAGAGTCAATCTATCATCTTCAACAAAGACTTTCTTAACGTACGCTTCTTCTTCAATGATGAATATACCAATTTGTCCATTCTTTATATTGTGAGTTTTCTCCACAAATATGATTTCGCCATCTTTAAACATAGGTTCCATAGAATCACCATTTACTTTTAACGCTAAATCGTGTGTGGGGATAGGTCCTTTAACCATTTCAGTAAATAGCGTTTCATCGTGTAAACGTTCTCCTACACCAGCAGAGACGCAACCATTGACGTTAACTGGAGTTTTCTCCTGTTTATATGAATTAATATCTACAACGTTATCTCCTTTAGAATTCTGTTCTTCCAATTGTTCATTTGCATAGTTAAGTACGTTTTCTTGGCGGGGAGGTGTGAGTTTGTTGTATATGGAAGTGATGTCGTTATCGTCTTTGTATGTAGTATCTATGTCGCTTTTACCAACCTCGAAAACATCAGCTATCCTTTGTATAACGCCGTGAGAGGGGTTGGAACGTAAATTTAAATAATCGCTTAAAGTAGATGGTTTTATGTTAATGAGTTCAGCAAGTTTCTTTTGAGACATATTTGAATCGTTGAGAAATTTTCTAATGTTTTTGGCTATAATAATATTTCTTTCTTTGTTCATATTACTTACCTCCTTTTTTCTTATTATACGAAATTTTCATATCATAGTAAAGTTTTTTACGAAAAAAACGTATTTAATGTTGACAATACGAAAATTTCGTATTATATTAGGTTTACGAAAGGCGGTGACAACATGAAAACATTAAAAGAGTTGAGGACTGATTACGGATTGACTCAAAAAGAGTTAGGAGATTTATTTAAGGTCTCATCACGTACAATTCAAAATATGGAAAAAGACTCTACAAACATTAAAGATAGTTTACTTTCTAAGTATATGAGTGCTTTTAATGTTAAATATGATGATATTTTTTTAGGTAATGAATACGAAAATTTCGTATTTACGAATGATAAAAAGAAATCAATTATTTTAGCATTTAAAGAAAAACAAACATCTTAATAGGAGGAATAACAAATGAACATTCAAGAAGCAACGAAGCTAGCGATGGAGAAAGGAATAAGTATAAGGAGAGAGAATCAAGATGTGTATGGGATATTACCAACTAATTTGCAGCGTTATCAATGCCTAGTCGTATCTAGACACTATAAGAAAAAAAGACAAACCGCCGCCGGAAGGTGGCAGCCTAGCGCAGACGATTTAATAGCAGATGATTGGATTTTAGATTATTAATTTTTTCAAATCTCTAATTAAATCCATAAGTGTTTTGTAATCTTTTTTGGATTCTGATTCTGAGTAGGCGATACCTTCTCGAGAAAGAGCCATCTCAAGAAAACCGCCATCTTCAGCAGAAGCAATTACAAAATCTCTATGCTTTAATTCAAGAACTGCATCGATATAGTCTTCAAAATTAAAATCTAAAAAGAAAGCGTTAAATGAGGATTCATCACTACCGAAATAAGATGCAGAACGTTTAGACATACCTTCGTCAATTCTATCAAGGTAAATTGAATAAAGTTGTAAAAGGACAAATTTAGCTTCATTAGTCATAAGTCATTCACCTCCTTAATAGGAGTATAGCAGAAAGGAGCATAAACAATATGCAAGCATTACAAACGCAATCGAACATCGGCGAAATGTTCAACATACAAGAAAAAGAAAACGGAGAAATCGCAATAAGTGCAAGAGAGTTATATAAAGCTTTGGAAGTTAAAAAGCGTTTTAGCGCTTGGGCAGAAATTAACTTGAAGCATTTCAAAGAAAATAGGGATTTTACAAGTGTACTTACAAGTACGGTTGTTAATAACGGAGCTGTAAGACAACTAGAAGATTATGCTTTAACACTTGATGTAGCTAAACATGTTGCGATGATGTCAGGTACAGAAAAAGGTTTTGATTTTAGAGAGTATTTCATCCAAGTTGAAAAAGCATGGAATAGCCCAGAAATGATTATGCAACGTGCTTTAAAAATTGCTAACAACACAATCAATCAATTAGAAACAAAGATTGAACGTGATAAACCAAAAATTGTATTTGCAGATGCAGTAGCTACTACTAAGACATCAATTTTAGTTGGAGAGTTAGCAAAGATCATTAAACAAAACGGTATAAACATCGGGCAACGCAGATTGTTTGAGTGGTTACGTCAAAACGGATTCCTTATTAAACGCAAGGGTGTGGATTATAACATGCCTACACAGTATTCAATGGAACGTGAGTTATTCGAAATTAAAGAAACATCAATCACACATTCGGACGGTCACACATCAATTAGTAAGACGCCAAAAGTAACAGGCAAAGGACAACAATACTTTGTTAATAAGTTTTTAGGAGAAAAACAAACATCTTAATAGGAGGAACGAACAATGCAAGCTCAAAACAAAAAAGTCATCTATTACTACTATGACGAAGAAGGTAATAGACGACCCGTTAATATTCAATACAACGATGGCTACGACTTAATGATAGACCCGCGTTTTATTGAAATGACGCTTGAAAGACATCCGCATTTAAAAAATAACTTTTATGGATTAATAGATGGAAAAGAATTTAAGTTAGATTAAATTTTTGGAAATGCAAAGGAGGCATAACAAATGTTACAAAAATTTAGAATCGCGAAAGAAAAAAATAAATTAAAACTCAAATTACTAAAGCATGCTAGTTACTGTTTAGAAAGAAGTAACAACCCTGAATTGTTGCGAGCAGTTGCAGAGTTGTTAAAGAAGGTTAACTAAATTAGGCCTTATTATTACTTTTTAGAATGTGAACAATAGGTCGATAAAAAACTTAATAAACAAACTATAGCAACTATCAATGAATTTTGAATATGTAAATCGTTCTCGTTTATATAGTTTGTTACAAAGATTTGAATGTCAGCACCTGCTGCAATGCCATTAGACCATCTTATTAACTTTTTGAAAGGATGTGGAAAATCATTTTCGATACGTTTGACAAATTCATCGTGTCTCTTGTAGGTACTTTGCTCATTTATTGGATAGGTCGAATTGATGGCTTCAGCCAAAGTAGAGATAGCAGTTGGATTGATATAAAAATCTCTAATGGTCTGTTGTGCTTGAAGTACAATCTCATCATCAAACCTATAGAGTTCCTTAAAAGATTTTATCGTTTCTTCAGAAAATAAATTTCTTTGAAATGTTAGAGATGAAAAAGAATTACGCAAATTAAAATTCATTTCAATTAAGTTGTTTAGATGAAAGTCTACTTTGAAGTCAGAAAATAAATTTATGTTGTTTCTATTAATTATATCTAATTGGTACTTAGGTTTTAAAGATTGTTTAATTGCCATACTTTTAGAAATTTCAACATTACTAATTACGTTATTAATAGAAAAACGAACATTTTTTAAAGGATCAATATACACCAATATCACCTCCTTTCACTAGGAGATAACAACATTATACACGAAAGGAAAGATAGAAATGCCACATATTTTAAACGTAACAGTTCCAATACCTGAAACACATGTACTTATCACAAAAGATGAATATGATGAGCTAATTGGTTATTCATTAGACCCTGTATGGAACATGAGTGACTTAAAGAAGAAATTAAAAATTGCATCTGATGAGACTATCAAGGACAGATTACTATTTCATCCTAGATTTGAAAAAGAACTAAGAGCGCAAGGAATTGTGCATTACCCTGATGAGAATTTTAATCGCTGGAGATTTAACGCAAGAAAGATGAATAAATTCGTCGATGAGCATTTCAATGAAATATATAAGGAGAGAATAAAATGAGCAACATTTATAAAAGCTACCTATTAGCAGTATTATGCTTCACAGTCTTAGCGATTGTTCTTATGCCATTGCTGTACTTCACTACAGCATGGTCAATTGCAGGATTCGCAAGTATCGCAACATTCATATTCTATAAGGAATACTTTTATGAAGAATGAAAAAACTGCTACTTGCGCCAACAAGTAACAGTAAGTGTTCATCAAAATATACAACTTAATTAAATCAAAATATACGGAGGTAGTCAACTATGACTGAAAATATTAAAACTGAACAACATTATTACACTAAAGATTTTTCAGGATACAGAAATGAAGAAGATAACTTTGTAGCAAATCAAGAATTGACAGTAACAATCACATTGAACGAGTACAGAAAACTTATTGAAATAAAGGCTGTTAAAGATAAAGAAGAAGATACTTACAGAGGTAAGTATTTTGCGGAAGAAAGAAAAAACGAAAAATTGGAAAAAGAAAATATAAAACTAAAAAACAAAATTTATGAATTACAAAACGAAGAAGATAACGAGGAGGACGAAGAAGACAAGGAGGACGAGAACGATGTATTACAAAATTGGTGAGATAAAAAACAAAATTATAAGCTTTAACGGGTTTGAATTTAAAGTGTCTGTGATGAAGAGACATGACGGTATCAGTATACAAATCAAGGATATGAATAATGTTCCACTTAAATCGTTTCATGTCATAGATTTAAGCGAACTATATATTGCGACGGATGCAATGCGTGACGTTATAAACGAATGGATTGAAAATAACACAGATGAACAGGACAAACTAATTAACTTAGTCATGAGATGGTAGGTATAAGCATGAGAGATACAGAAAGAAATATATTGAATATTTTTAAGACGTTATTCGACGAATATACTTTGTCAAACCAACGAGCATTATTGGAAATTGAACGTAATCATCACGGATACTTATCGATTAATTTCTTACACTATCACGACAGTTACAAAACAAACAATAAGCTTGTGCAGATACATGAAATCAATCCAGATAGCCATGAACGAATAAAAAATTTAATTATCGAGGTGCTAAGAGGTCATCGGAAGATTAAAAAAGGAGCATGAGGAAAGATATGAAAATAAATAAGTTAACTATATCGAACTTTGCTGGAATCAAAGAAGAAAAATTTAACTTTGACGGTAAAGATGCAAAAATATACGGCAATAATGCGACTGGCAAGACTACAACAGCAACCGCATTACAATGGCTGCTTTTCGATAAGGGTTTAGACGGTTCAACCAAATCATTTAACCCTGTACCTTTAAACGAAAAAAACGAAGAAAATTATGAGTTAATTCCGACTGTTTTCGCAGAATTTGAAATCGACGGAAAAATTACGACTTTTAAAAAAGAGTCACATCCTAAATACACAATAAATCAAAAAACGAATCGCAAGGAATACTCACGAAGTCGAACGAAGAAACAATATATCAATGATGAATCAATAAAAGTAAAGGATTATAAAGCTCGTATTGATGAACTGATTGATGAAGATGTATTCAAGTTAATTACGAACCCTCAAGCATTTAACTTACTAGATTGGAAGAAACGAAGAAGTTTGTTGTTTGAAATCGCTAAACCAATCAATGATGAGGATGTCATTAAAACAAATGATGATTTTAAAGAACTAAATAATATTCTTGGAGATCACGAAATTGAAACAAAGAAAAAGATTCTTACAGACAAGATAAAACAGATTAACAAAGATATCAAAGATATTCCGATACGTATTAACCAAACGCAACAAAATAAGCAGGATGTACCGGAATTCGATAATGATAGACACACAATCATAAAACAAGAAATTGAGCAACTTGAAAATGAGCGTATAGATATTCAAAACGGTGCAGAAGAAATTAATTTGCGTAACCAATTAGCTGATAAACAATCAGAATTGAAGCGCATAGAAGCTAATAATAGCGCCAGTAATGAGAACAAAATACATGCTTTAACAAATGAGCTACACGTTGAAAATGGAACGGTTGCGAATCTTAAAACAAGATTAAAGCAAAACAAACAACAAATTACACATGAAGAAAATCGACGTAATCAATTATTAGAAAATCATAAAGGATTAAAAAGTGATTTAGAAAAAGCTAAAAATCAAAAATTTGAATATCTTGATGACAATGTATGTAGTTGTTGTGGTCAACAGTTACCAGCTGAACAAGTGAGTGAGGTAAGAGAAAAAGCATTGCAGAAATTCAATGCAAACAAATCGAAAGAATTAGAAACAATACAAACATCTATCAATCACATTATTTCAGAGGGCAAGAAAATAAAGCCAATTATCGAGAAATTAGAGGATGACAACAATAATTTACAAATTAAAATCAACGAAGCAGAAGAGCGTTCAGCAAGAATACAAAACAAAATTAATAAGTTGAAAACAACTCACGTTGACGTTACGCAAACTGACGAATACAAAGCAGTAATGTTAGAGATAAATGAGATTAATCAAAAACGCTCTAACATCAGGAAAACTATTCAAGATAAAGTTTCAGGAATAGATGACAAAATAAGCGAACTTACTCAAGAAAAATCAGAAATTGAAGTGTCAATATCAATCGAAAAATCAAATAAACATCTAGATGATGTTATTTCTGAATTAAGAAATGAAGAAGACAGATTATTGGATGAAAAAGAAAAGTATTCACATGACCTTTATATCTTAAAAGAATTTACAACAACAAAAGTCAAAATGCTTACTGAAAACATCAATAACGAATTTGATATTGCTGAATTTAAGCTATTCAATACCTTAGTTAACGGCGAATTAGAAGAAACATGTTCAACAACGGTTAATGGTGTCGAGTATGACAGCGGTTTAAATAACGCCTCAAGAATTAATGTTGGCTTAGATATCATCAACACACTATCAAAACATTTTAAAGTTACAGCGCCAATATTTATTGATAATGCTGAATCAGTAACAGAGCTTATCAAAACAGAATCACAACAAATTCAATTGATAGTAAATGAACAAGATAAAAAATTAAGAATGGAGACTATATAAAATGACGAATGAATTACTATTAAAAAACAATAAAATGGGCGACAACGTTCTATCTAGAGTTAAGACATTAGAAGCACAAGGAGATTTACAGTTTCCTGCAAACTATTCGCCTGAGAATGCAATGAAGTCAGCAATGTTACAACTGCAAGAATTAAAAGGATCTAAAAAAGATGGTTATAAACCAGCGCTGGAATTTGCAACTTCAACCAGCATAGCAAACGCCTTAATGGACATGGTTGTACAAGGTTTAAATCCTGCTAAGAATCAAGGCTATTTCATTATGTATGGCGATAAGGTTCAATTCCAAAGAAGTTACCACGGAACAATGGCAGTAACTAAACGTGTAGCAGGCGCAGAAGAAATTAATGCAGAAGTCATATTTGAAGGTGACGAAGTTAAGTATAAAACTAAAAACGGAAAAATTGTTGAACTTGAACATACACAGTCTTTTGGTAACAGAAACACACAAAACATTATCGGTGCATATGCAACAGTTGTATTTAAAGATGAAAGTAGAAATTACACTGAAATCATGACATTTGAAGAGATTGAAGAAGCGTGGAAGCAATCACAAATGGTTTATAACGGTGTATTTAAAGAAGACGGTACACACAGAAGATTCCCTCAAGAAATGGCTAAAAAGACTGTAATAAACCGTGCATGTAAAAAGATTTTAAACAGCACGGATGACGCTAGTCTTTTATCAAATCAAATTAAAGAATCTGAACAACGTCAACGCAAAGAAGTATTGGATGCAGAAGTTGAAGAAAATGCAAATCAAGAACAATTGGATTTTGAACCACCAGTTTTTGAAGAAGCACAATACACAGAATTAGAAAATGATAAGCCTATTGATGTATCTGACTTTGAAGAAATAAAAGAACCTGCAACAGAAAAAGAAAGCGAAGAAGAGCCATTTTAATTGAAACAATAGCAACTGGTTCAAGTGGTAACTGCTACGTCTTAAATGATGGACGTACTACGTTACTGCTTGAGGCAGGAATAAAATTTGAACGTGTTCAAAAGCATTTCAAATATAAAACAAGACATATAGCAGGGTGTCTTATCACACACGAACATGGTGATCATGCAAAGTACACAAAGCAGTTTGTCGACAATGGTGTAATCAGCTATATGACTGCTGGAACACAACGAGCTATGGATTTTGAAAGTCATCGCTTATGCACGATTAAGGCAAAGCAAGAGCTACGAATTGGTACGTGGTCAATTTTACCATTTGACATTGAACATGATGCTAACGAGCCTGTGGCTTTCTTATTACAAAGCACATTAGGTTATAAGGTCCTGTATGTTACTGATACGAAGTATCTGAAATACAAATTTAACGGCATTACGCACATGATGTTAGAAGTTAATTATATCTATGAACAAATGCAAGAAAACATAAAAAACGGCAGTGTACACAGCGCATTAGCAAACAGAATTATGGAGTCTCATTTTAGCTTAGAACATGCTATCGGAATGTTGAAAGCAAATGATTTAACTAGACTCGAAGAAATACATTTAATTCATTTAAGTAGTCAAAATTCAAATGCAAAATACATTAAAAGTGAAATACAAAAAGTGACGGGCGCGCCCGTTTATGTTGGAGGTTTATAAATGCTAAACAGAACAATATTAGTTGGTCGTTTAACTAGAGACCCAGAATTAAGAACCACTCAAAGTGGTGTAAATGTAGCATCATTCACATTAGCAGTTAACCGCACATTTACGAATGCACAAGGAGAGCGCGAGGCAGACTTTATTAATATCATCGTATTTAAAAAACAAGCAGAGAACGTTAATAAATACCTATCTAAAGGATCGTTGGCGGGCGTAGATGGTAGGTTACAAACGCGGAACTATGAAAATAAGGAAGGTCAACGTGTATACGTTACGGAAGTTATTGCTGATAGTATTCAATTTTTAGAACCGAAAAACTCAAATGACACTCAACAAGATTTATATCAACAACAAGTACAACAAACACGTGGACAATCGCAATATTCAAATAACAAACCAGTAAAAGATAATCCGTTTGCGAATGCAAATGGTCCGATTGAAATAGATGACAATGATTTACCATTCTAATTTAACCGGTTTGAAAGTGAGGTGTGTATATGACTGGTTGGATAAGTATTGATCGCTCAATTCAAAATCATTGGCTATTTAAAGAAAAGAGAACATTTTCAAAGTTTGAAGCATGGATATATTTACTCATGGAAGCGAATCATTCAAAGGCAAAAGTGCCTATTGGAAACCAAATTGTAACCGTAGAAAGAGGACAAAGATTAACATCGATTTTGACCTTGTCTGACCTTTTTAACTGGTCACGATTTAAAGTGAAAACCTTCCTTGACTTACTCGAGAGTGATGGAATGTTAGAAGTCAAAACAACATCAAAATATACCCTTATAACCATTGTCAATTATGACTTTTATCAAAGTGAGCAGGGCAGGAACCAACATCAAAACGACATCAAACCAACATCAAAACAACATCAGTCAAACATCAACCCAACATCAAAACAACATCAAACCAACACAAACAATAATGATAATAAAGATAATAATGAAAAGAATGTGAATAATGAGAAGAAGAAGACAACCGCCTTCGACTTCTTCCAAGATAACGGATTCGGTTTCATAACTTCTTACAATTTAGACGATTTAAATTATTATCTTGATTCATTTGAAAATGATTCAGATGAAATAGTTACCGCATCACTTAAAATCGCTAAAGACAGAAACAAAGTTACTTGGGGATATGCTAAAAGCATTTTGAATACATGGCTTAATGCAAACTTGAAATCTATTGAACAAGTACGTGCATTTGAAAAGCAACAACTTGAAAGCAAAAAACAAAATTATAAACCTTTCGTTAAACAATCAAAAGAAAAAACACCCAAATGGCTCACAGACAGCACGAGAGAAACGAAAACGCCGGAAGTAGATGAAAACCTTGAGAAAGACAGAGAAGCTTTTATTAAGCGTCTAAATAGCAAATGGGAGTGATTGAAAATGGATGCATTTGATAAATACTATCTATTTGATCATGACGGCAACAAAATGTTTTCAGTTACACCACATTTTAAAGATGGTCGGCATTTAGTTGTTGGAATAAAAGAAACAAAATTTAATGGTCGTCGTTGGTATTTAGACGATTATGAATTAAATACACTTATTGATAATGAACAAATGGAGTTAGGACACCAAACAAGCTTATTTGAATATATATGAGGGATTACATGGAGATAGAAATTAAATTTAATGAAGTGTTTAATGCGCCGATGGGGTCGCCTCGTCCACGCTTTCGTAATACAGGTAGATTTGTTCAAACTTACATGCCAACGTCTTACACAAAGCATAAAGCGTATATACAAGGGCAAATGCCTAAGTTAAATCTAGAGCGCGCACTAAAAATCGAATTAGACTTTTACTTTCCATTGCTTAAATCATGGTCGAAGAAAAAGAAAAGCGAAATGGTTGGGCAGTATAAAGTGACTAAGCCGGATATCGACAACTTAATTAAAACGGTATTAGATGCTTGTAATGGCCATGTATGGAAAGACGATAACCAAATTACAGAAATAACTAGCTCAAAGCGTTATGGAATTGAGCCCAAAATAATCATACGAATAGAAGAAATATAAGAGGTGGATAAAATGGCGAGAAAAGCAAGGATTGTAACAATAAATGATAAACCTTATAGGTTCAGTAAATTTGAAATGGAATTAATAGAAAGTCACGGTATAACCGCTGGAATGGTTTCTAAGAGAGTAAAAGACGGTTGGGAACTACATGAAGCAATGGACGCACCAGAAGGTACGCGTTTAAGCGAGTACAGAGAAAAGAAAACAATAGAAAGACTGGAACAAGCTAGACTCGAACGCAAATTGGAAAGAAAGCGAAAGAGAGAGGCTGAGCTAAGAAGAAAGAAGCCACACATTGTTTAATGTACCTCAGAAACATTCACGTGATCCGTACTGGTTTGATAATACTTATAACCAAATGTTCAAGAAATGGAGTGAAGCATAATGAGTGTAATCAGTAACAGAAAAGTAGATATGAATGAAATACAAGACAATGTTAAGCAACCAGCGCACTACACATACGGCGACATTGAAATTATAGATTTTATCGAACAGGTTACGGCGCAGTATCCACCACAATTAGCATTTGCAATAGGTAATGCAATCAAATATCTATCTAGAGCACCGTTGAAAAACGGACACGAGGATTTAGCAAAGGCGAAGTTTTATGTCCAAAGAGCTTTTGACTTGTGGGAGCAATGACTATGACATATAACGCGCGCAAAGAATACTTAAACCAATTTTTCGGCTCTAAGAGATACCTGTATCAGGATAACGAGCGAGTGGCGCATATCCATGTAGTAAACGGCACTTATTACTTTCATGGGCATATCGTACCAGGTTGGCAAGGCGTGAAAAAGACATTTGATACAGCGGAAGAGCTCGAAATATATATAAAGCAACATGGTTTGGAATATGAGGAACAGAAGCAACTAACTTTATTTTAAGGAGATGTAAAAATGAAAATCAAAGTTAAAAAAGAAATGAGACTAGATGAATTAATTAAGTGGGCGCGAGAAAATCCGGAGCTATCAAAAGGAAAAATTTTTCTTGCAAAAAGTTTTAGTAATGGATTCGTTCGTTTTCAACGAAATACAAATACGTGTTCGATATCAAGTTTTATTCCAATTGATACTCCTTTCATAGTTGAAGTTGAAGAGGAAATCACAGAAGATACAGTATTTGATAGGTTGTTTGAAGTGTACGAGCTTCAAGAGGGAGCCTGTATGTCAGCGTTACACACAAGTATTAGTATCAACGAACGTTTAGAGAACACGTTTTTCCCTACCAAAGCATTCTACATCTTGAACGACGGCCTAACTATGACATTAATTTGGAAAGATGGGAGATTGGTAGAATGATGTTGAAATTTAAAGCTTGGGATAAAGATAAAAAAGTTATGAGTATTATTGACGAAATCGATTTTAATAGTGGGTACATTTTGATTTCAACAGGTTATAAAAGTTTCAATGAAGTAAAACTATTACAATACACAGGATTTAAAGATGTGCACGGTGTGGAGATTTATGAAGGGGATATTGTTCAAGATTGTTATTCGAGAGAAGTAAGTTTTATCGAGTTTAAAGAAGGAGCCTTTTATATAACTTTTAGCAATGTAACTGAATTACTAAGTGAAAATGACGATATTATTGAAATTGTTGGAAATATTTTTGAAAATGAGATGCTATTGGAGGTTATGAGATGACGTTCACCTTATCAGATGAACAATATAAAAATCTTTGTACTAACTCTAACAAGTTATTAGATAAACTTCACAAAGCATTAAAAGATCGTGAAGAGTACAAGAAGCAACGATATGAGCTTATTGGGGTTATAGCGAAGTTACGAGATTGTAACAAAGAACTGGAGAAGAAAGCAAGCGCATGGGATAGGTATTGCAAGAGCGTTGAAAAAGATTTAATAAACAAATTCGGTAACGATGATGAAAGAGTTAAATTCGGAATGGAATTAAACAATAAAATTTTTATGGAGGATGACACAAATGAATAATCGCGAAAAAATCGAACAGTCCGTTATTAGTGCTAGTGCGTATAACGGTAATGACACAGAGGGATTACTAAAAGAGGTTGAAGACGTGTATAAGAAAGCGCAAGCGTTTGATGAAATACTTGAGGGTTTACCTAATGCTATGCAAGATGCACTCAAAGAAGATATTGAACTTGATGAAGCAGTAGGGATTATGACGGGTCAAGTTGTCTATAAATATGAGGAGGCACAGGAAAATGACTAACACATTAACAATTGATCAGTTACAAGAGTTATTACAAATACAAAAGGAGTTCGACGATAGAATACCGACGCTAAACTTAGGAGATAGCAAAATTGCATATGTAGTT